AGAGACGTTGAAGGGTTGATCACAAAATCAGCCAATGACCAGCTGGTTGTAACAACGGAAATCACCATCTCCTAATTGGGGATGTGGCGTGGCAGATTTAACGATCACAATTTCAAATAGGCTCGGTGTCTATGCCGGAGAACCCACCAACAAGTGGGGAACGATGGTATGGGGAACCGACAATTGGGGTTGGGAATCTACCCAGTGGGAGTTCTCCAAAGGTATCGCTGAATCATTTGTCCTGGCATCATCAATCACCGGCAAAAACGCATGGCACCTTATCAGTGAGGCAATATCTCTTGATACTACCATTTCAAGGGAAGTGTATTACGCAATAGCCAGCGCCCTATCTCTTGCAAGCGCAATCACAGTCGTGAACGTTATCAACAATGGCTGGATCCTGTCACTGGGTGAGCAGACTAATGCGCTCAATTGGCCGAAAGATCATTTTTCAATTGTAGCCGATCCGACAACAAACTGGTCTTTAGTTGCAAACTCTACAACAAGTTGGACAGAACTATGAGCATGACACTATCAAGTTTGACTGATTTCATTCGGGCTTCTTATAACAGTGCCGAGGGTGATACTTTTTTCAGTTCCTCCTGGATGATTACTCAAATATGGGCAGCTGAAAATCAACTGGCAAACGAGGGATGGGTTATCGAAAACACCTACTCGACTACCTCGACAGCTGGCACCAGAACCCTGGCATGGCCTACCAACTGCCTTGCTGTTAAAGAAGTGCGGTATCGCGGTGAAAAACTGCTGAAGGTAGATCTTGAGAATGATCCAAAGAATGATGATAACAACCCAACGGCAAGGCCAACATCTTATGCAGTGTGGGACAAGGAAATCATCCTGTTTCCTACACCCGATACCACTGCCGATACCATCCAGATCAGGACCTATCAGGCACCGAGCCAGCTGTCAGCAGCAACTGATCCACTCAATGTCCCGGATGAATACCAGATCGGGATTGCTGACAAAGTGATCGCTGAAATGGCAATCAAGGATCAAAATATAAGCCTCGGCAGGGAATACATGTCAAAATGGGTGCTGTATGTAGACAAAGCAAGGCAGAATCAAAGACGGCAAAAGCGATCTGACAAACAGGCAAGAACCAAAGACTATTATTTTGGATCCGATTCTGTGTCGAACAGGTTCCCATACAACTATTGAGGGATTCATGGCTGGTTATTTTAACGTAGCATACCCACCAAACGAGGATTATATCCGGTTCAATGGTGGAAAAAATAGCAAGATCCAGAAGAATTTGATCTTGGACAACCAGTCACCCGACTGTTTGAATGTTATTTTCGATGATGATTCGGCACAAACCAGGCCGGGATCAATCAAGATCAACACAGCAGCGGCAGGATCATTTGCATGCGACGGATTCTACACAAGACACGTTGTAAATTCCACCGCAGAGAGTATGGTGGCTTGGTTCGGTGGGACCATGTTCGTTTTGAGCGGCACGAGCTTCAATCCAATAGCAAGCGCAACGTCACTCTATACGGCTGGCACGAAAGTATTTGCTGTCGAGTATCAAAACCATATGTTTTTTGGTGGAGGATCAGCAAATATCCCATACAAATACAATGGGACTGATTTCACTAGACATGGAGTATATCCAGCCACAACTACCATGTCGGTCAACTCAGGAGCAGGTAGCAATCTTTCAGGTGATTACATATGGGGAATGACCTACATCAACAGCGCCTTGGTTGAAAGCGACATCAGTCCCTTTACAACCACGTTTACCCTTGCTGCTACCGGAGCCTCGCTGACCAGTGTGCCGATTGCACCTCAGTCATGGGGAGTAGCCACAAGGGCAATCTACAGGTCAGAGGCCAATAGTGCTGCGGTTTTGTACCGGGTAGGAACTATAGCCAACAACACAGCGACAACCTTCGTCGATAACGTGGCCGATGCTGCTTTGGGTGAAGAGCCTCCGGTGGACGCCAACGTTCCACCACTGTATGGACCGTGCCTCTACCACCAGTCGCGGCTATTTGTGATCGGTAGGTATCCATCCGATACAGTTGACCGGGTTTATTACTCGGATCTTGGCAATCCTTATGTTTTTGGTACCACCAATTTCATCAATGCAGGTGACCAGACCAGTGATGTGCCGGAAGCCTTGGGACTGTGGGACAACTATCTGGTGATAACCGGAGCGCGTGGTACCAGCTGGCTCATCTACATGCCAGACACAGATGATACCAACTGGGTTCAATTGAGACTACGAAGCCAGTTTGGATCAAAATCACCGCTCGGCATGTTTGAAGCGATGAACTTTTTGATCTTTCCTGCTGTTGAAAAAGACAAGTTTGTGGGCTTTGGGGCACTGTCAGCATCCGGGCTTGAGCCAACGGCAGCATTGACAGATGTTGGTGCTGTGGCTGGTGACATGCTCTCGACTGTCATTGAAGATGAGATGTTTGCAGCAAACAGCGCATATTTGAAAAACATTGCCTCGATTGTGTACAAAAACAGAGCCTACATCACAATGACATCGGGATCCGGCACGACAAACAACCGGATCTTTATATTTGATTTCTCTCGCAACGGATTGGAAAAGAGCCAAAAGTTCACCTGGACGCCATGGACCGGGATGAATGCCGCCCAGTTCACTGTTTATGAGGGTGACCTCTATTTTGCAACATCCGATGCGACTGGCTTTGTTTATAAAATGAACCAAACGGCATATAATGATTCCGGCGCAGCCATCAACTCATATTTTTGGACCAAAGAATTTGCAGGTCAACCGGCACACACCACCTGGTTCAAGGATTGGCGGTTTGGAAACCTTCTCTATGGTCTTCTGGGTGATTGGCTCATGGGATTTACCGTCAGGACCGATTCGGATAAAGGTGATGGTATCACTACAGATATCGATTGCAATCCCGGTCAATCAACGTGGGGATCCATGGTCTGGGGTTCTGATATCTGGGATGCTGGCCGGGATGTGAAGGATATCAAATCACCACTTGGTCAATTTCGCGGCAAGCGCATCCAGTTCAAGTTTTCAAACAAAAACGTGGTCAATGCAGGATTCAAAATTGTCGGGTTGAACCTCACTTATAACCTGAAAGGAAAGAGATAATGGCATGGTATAATAGTGCAAAAGATTTTAAAAAGCAGGTTGCAAAACCGGTAGCAAAAGCAGCTGGTGATGTCTATTCAGTCGCAATCAAACAACCGACTGCTGCAACGGCACAATCCATTAAACAGGGTTCACTAAAACCCATGGCACAGAACGTTGGCGATACTTGGGGAATGGCCAAAGCAGGTGTTAAAAGCGTAGGTCAAGCGGCCGGAGTTATCCCTCAAAATGCACAGAATAAGGCCGGACCTATGGGAGGAGCAACCGAGGTACCAAACTATTCAGCAAACAAAATGATGCTTTCTGGTATCGGAGGCGATCAAATCACGCAAGATTTTGGTGGTATGATCGGTGGTGCTGAAAAACCTGATGAGGCAAGAGCAGCGATTGCATCTCAATTTGCACAGATGGGATCTTTGGCAAAAATGCGAGAAGGCGCACAGCGTCAATCTGAACAGTCGGCTATTCAAAGACGACTGGCAGCAAGTGGAATGGGTGGTTCTGGTGCCGGGATGAGACTGGCAGGACTTGCAGAGCAACAAGCCGGACGCAGAGCAGCAGAGACACAACTTGGCCTTGGTGCCGAGCAAGCAGCAAGAGAACAGTCGGCAATGGACGCAATATCGGGCAGAAATCTTCAGCGTGAAGGAATGCGTGTTGGCGCAGCAGAGAGTGCAGCACAGCGTCAATTCAATGTTCAGCAAGCGACACGACAAGGTGAAATGCAGCAAGCGCAGTTCGACCTCGATAAAGAGGTTACTTTGGAGAACCAAAAGATCGCACGAGCCATGCAGCGATATAATGATTCAGGCCTCATTGGTCAGCTTGGGCAAGATCTTTTTGGTAGTGCTGGCAAAAAAACCAGCATGAGAACACCTCTTGGAGCATTGGGGATTTAAATGGCTGAGCAAGTACTCATACCAGAAAAACGTGGCGGCATAGCTGGACTGATGAACATGTTCTCTCAAGGCGCCGGTATGCTCCAGATGGGAGCAAAGGGCAAAGAGGGATTTGCCAGCCTCATGGGTGGATCCGGTGGAGGAGGAGGAGCCGGTGGGCTTGGAGCCGGTGCTGGTGCCTACAGTCTTGGTGTCGGCAACGTGGCACCAGTGACAACCGGGATGTCTCCTACTCTTGGAGGTGGAACGGCAGCAAGCGGTGGTACTACGGCAGCAGCTGGCGAGGGAATTGCCGGATATGCACCGTATGCCGCTCCTGTCGTGGCTGGCTACTATGAAGGCAAAGCCATGCAGGATCCTCAGAAATATCCATCGGGCAGGACCAGGGCAAAAGGCAGTTTGACCAACGTTGGCCGTCAGCTTGCCGACAAGGTGGGTATATCCAAGATGCCTACCATGAGCAGCATCGGCAAAGGTTTGTCCCTGACAGCTGACAGTGGTGGAAACAAAATGTCTGCTTTAGAGCGCAGGTATGAGAACACGAAAAATGCAGCAGCTGCCATTGACGAGGCTCATGCGGCATTGAAAGAAGTTCAACTCCCAGATGCCGAGCGCAGGAGCATCTATCAGAAACTGGAACTTGCAAAGCGCGGAGGAAAATAACGTGGCTCAAGTATATATCCCGGAAAAAAAAGGGGCGATTGACAAGATTTTGCAGGGCTTGCAGGTTGCTCAGTCGGTGTATGGTGTTAAATCGGCATACGATCAGAACAAACTGAATCAAATGAAAATGCAGGAAGTAGAAAATGCAAAACGTACTTCCGAAGGCAAATTTACCACCGGTGAACGCAATCAGTTATTTCAAATTGGCGCTGATAGTCAATATTATAAAGATGCTGTTGAGGCCGAAGATATTTCAACTGGTGAAAAATTTAGATATTTACCAGAAGAAAAATTGAAAAAAATAAAAGTTATGCAAGATATTACTGAATCTGATCAGAAAAATATCTTAGAAAATGAGTATCGAGCAGGACGATTACGGCCAAGGGAAAGAGATACTGCGGTTGATACACAAATAGGTGGTCAAAAACCACAGGGAACGGGGTGGATACAAAAATGGGATATCACACCACAAGGCAAAAGAGTTGACATATGGTTACTACCATCTGCTTCAGCCAACTATCAACTTTCACTTGAACGACAATCAGAAGCACAAACAAAAACTGAAACAGAAAATAAAAAAGATTTGCAAAAATCATATACTGAAATTGGCCCTGTTATAACATCATTGAAAATACTTGATTCACATATTAAATCCGATGATGAACAGGCACCTATACCCGGATCCGATGAAGTTATTGCAGCGATGAAAAATAAAACAATAGCACAATTATTTTCAAACAATGAGATATGGGAAAAACCAGATGCCGTTACTTCTCAACTAAGATCACCTGAAGCAAAAAAATTCTGGCTTGATTTTTCAAATTTCGTGCAGAGAGTTAGAAGAGCCGAGGCTGGTCAGGCAGTAAGTGCAGGAGAAGCGGCTGGTGTTTTAAATAAAGTCGGTTTACATGCATTTACTAATACAACTACATTAAAAAATGCGGTAAATAACGCTAAAGCAGAATTTTATAGCATAATTCAATCAAGAGAGTCTCCGTTTTACGATGGACAAAAACCAAAGAAAATATTGCAGGATATTTGGCGAGCACCAGGATCAATAAGCTCTCAAGATCCATTTTTCAAAAAATTTAAAAATAAAACAAATATTTTTGAACCGGAAGATAAAAACGATAGTGCAATGGATAACTATATTAAGAAAAAAGGCGGTGGTTAATGGCACAAGAACAGCCTCTTAAAATAAGCGAAATTGTAAGTGCAATAAATGGAGCAGCTGATTCAATAGATTCAGAAGATCCTATCAAAGCAAAGAAAGCCGCTTTTATTCTCAATGACAATAAAATTCCAGAGAGTGAGTGGCAAGATTTAACATGGGCTGTCAGAAATGCACGAAATATCGAAAATGATGATGAAACATTGAAAACAGCCGTTAGAATAAAAAACAAAGTATTCAATGAAGTTCAAAAAAATACCTACACTATGGGTGCTTTCAAACCTTATGAAGTTAAGGGAACAGGGCCAACAAAAGCAGAAAGAATGCTTGGAACTTATATTCCTTCAAAGGATCTAAAAAATTATTTAATGAACCGAGGATATGAAACGCAGGAGGATCCATCAGGTAGAATTCTCATAAGAAAACCAAACGAACTGAAATGGTCAGAATTTAATCCAAAAGGTGAAGGTGCTCTTGATTTTGATGCAATGGATTTCATTGACAAGGCTCCTGATGTAGCTGAGGCAATATTGACAGCCGGAACTGTGGTCAATCCTTTGATTGGAATTCCGCTCCAAGCGGCTTATGGTGCCGGTTCGGAGGCTACGCGTCAATATGTATCACAGCAAGTTGGTGGACGGTTTAAAGGTGAATGGGATGTTGCCGATATAGCTGTGGCTGGTGGACTATCCGGTTTATTAGGTGCTGGTGCAGACCTGGTGGGAGCGGTAGCAAAAAGAGCCGGTCCAGCAATGAAAGAAATAGCGAAGACAAAAGATGCAACGAGAAAGGCCGCTCCCTTAATGGAACAGGCCGGTGATATCCTTGGTATCAAATTTACCAAGGAAGAACTCGCAAAATCACCTGAGCAACGGAAATTATTCGATGCCGTTAATAGATCAAGTGAAAGTATCGTAGGATATTTCACTGGTGAATCGGCACAGCGCAAGATGATGGGTGATAGGCAAGAGGTACTTGATGCTGTCAAAGAAGCTATTCTTGAGGATATGTCTCAAAGGGTTTCGGGAATGTCTGCTGAAAAGCTCAAAAAGGCATCTGCTCAACGTTTGAAGTGGGAGGCTGGGAAAGATGTCCAAAAGCAAATAACAGATAATATTTCAGCAAAAAAGGAAGCATCACAATTCTTTTATGATCGAATTTCAAAAATAATGGGAAAGAAAGATTTCGATGCTGATCCTGGTATTTTCTATACCAAAATGACTAAATTAAAAGAACTTGGAAAAGGATCAAATGAGGTTGATAAGGCTATCGATCCAGTCATTAAAAAATTCGATTCTTTGTTGCTAGAAGACGGAACCATTACAGCCGCCACGATCAAAAATATGCGATCTGATGCGTTATCTGCTTCAAGGGAAGCCATGCAGGCCGGTAACGGACAGAAATCAAGAATCAACGGTGAAATAGCAGATATTCTCAAAGAAATAGAAGATGATTCAATTTCAAGAGCCATTACCAGATTTGAAAAAGGTGCTGAAAAAGAATTCAGAATCAATGCACAGGAGGCAGCAAAGTACGCTAATAAGAACATTGAGCCTGTGGCATCTGCTCTATTCCCACCTAATCGGAATATCCAGAAAATAGAACTCACAAACCAGATGAAAAAGGATCTTGAATCTGCTCGCAGGCTTTGGCGTGAGGCAAATCAAGACGCCACAATGGTATGGGAAAAGACTGGAGGTAAATGGAGCGCTGATCTTGGACCTAAATTACAAGAAATGAAAGGTGCACCAGCAGAGGAATTTTTAAAACGAGTTTCTCCAGATAAAGGAGACTACGAAAAATTAGTCAACATGAGAAAAAATTATCCAAAAATGTTTGCTCGCGCACAAAAAGCAAACAAAATAGAGGAGGTTCAAGATATCCTCGGAAAGATCGCAGCTACCCAGGAGCGCGGCAAAGCGGAATGGTCAAAAACAGTTCAAGAATTGTTGAAATTGAGAAACGAGGAACTATCTGTAGTTCTCGGAAAAGACAGTCGTGAAAAGCTCAAGGCATTACAAACAGCATACAAGTATGCTCCAGAACTCATCAATGCATCCGGTACCAAGATCAATGAAAATTTGATGACCGGTGCCTTAACGGCAGATAGTGTTGAGGCATATAAACGATGGCTTTTAAAAACAGCATATTCAGTGGGAAATGCTGAAAAACTTGCAAAAGCATTTTCGATGTACACAACACCAGTCAAGCAAACAATTAAAGGTGCTGGACAAGCATACATATCAAGAGAGGGAGATCAATAATGGCAAATCCAAGCGTAACATACACCTTTACCAACGGAACCACGGCAGACGGCACCCAGGTATCACAAAACTTCACCGACCTTATCAACGGACTGACCGATGGCACCAAATCACTGAATATCGATGCTATCACAGCAGCTGGTGCCGCAACTTTCAATGGCAACACCATCATTGGAAATTCCTCTGGTGATACCTCGACAGTCAATGCCACGATGTCGTTTGCTACAACTCCAAAAGTAGATATTATTTCGGAGAAGACATCTGGTGCCGGTGTAACTATCGATGGTGTTCTTTTGAAAGATAACACTATTACAGCAAGCGGTGGTCTTATCATAGGAAACGAAACTTTAAGTGTTTATGATGAAGGAACATGGTCACCAACAGTTGATTCGGTTTCAAATATTGCTTTTGGTTCTGCCATTACTTATGGTACAGCCACATTCACTAGGATTGGCAATACTGTATTTGCCCGATTAGAATCTTTTGAAGCAAGCAACATCACTATAACAGATGCAACAGCAAGAACGACAATCAGTTTGACAACTACAGATCTACCCGGATTTTCTTCACAAGAGCTTTATGGTAGTGCTTCAATTATTGTAGCAACAGCGAGTCCATTCGAAAATCTTCCCGTTAGTATCGTAAATTCTAGTAATTTGATTCAGTTGAGAATCACTGTTGCAGGAACTGGTGCAGCTAATGGAGATGCAGTAAATATCAGAAGCATATTTATTCAATATAAAGTTTAATTTTTAGTTGTTTAAAAAAAATATTTTGATATATTGATCGCTTATTCCACGAATTATTAGGACAATTAAATATGAATAAACTTGTTATCGTGACCGGTGCTACCGGCACTCTTGGTTCCCGAATCATGCAATACCACCTTGATAACAATGATACGGTCATTGGGTTGTCGAGGTGTGACCACAAGATTGCACAGTTCAGCAAGAAATTCCCTGATGTCCATTGGTGCCTGGGTGATATCCGAAACGATCTGCACAGCGTACTACCCAACAAGGCGCATATCGTGTATCACTGTGCGGCATTAAAGCATGTTGATATGGGAGAAAACTATCCACAGCAATATCATGATGTGAACTACTCAGGAGCAATGAACGTATTCCATCATATCGATTGCGGTAAATTCGTGTTTTTCAGCACTGACAAGGCGGTTCTACCGATCAACTTCTATGGCATGGCCAAGGCTCTTGCAGAAAAGCACCTGATAGCGATCAGAAAGGCTACAGGACGCAACATAAAGGTGTTCAGATGGGGTAACATTGTAGGGAGCCAGGGATCGGTTATCCACACGTTTATCCGGCAGCTGCTGTCACCGGATAGGACCGTTAAGATCACACATCCCGACATGACAAGGTTCTGGCTCAAGATAGAGGATGCTGTGCAGTTTGCAACAATGGACAGCCATGGTGTTGATGAGGTGCTCATTCACCCACTTATTAAGGCCGCCAAGATCACCGATTTTGTGGAGGCTATTGCTACTTGTCTGGCACTTCCCAACATGGAGGATTCCTACAAGATCGAATATACCGGGATCAGGCCGGGTGAAAAGATCCATGAGCATCTGCGATCGGAGCATGATTTTTGTATTCGCAGCGACACAGCAGCACAGTACACCAAATCAGAACTGATTGGCCTTGTCGGACCTACCGTTTCAAAATATCTTGCTGGAGAATGATATGACAAATATGGAAATCATTTTGCTGATTGTCAGCCTTGGTATGTCTTTAACTACGTTCGTTTTAACTCTGTGGTACCGAAATCTTTCTAGGAAAGCAGAACTCAAGGATGATCTGATTGCCAGACAAGATGAGATGCTGGATCTCGCCAAAGAAAAGAATGTTCTTTTGACCAAGCAGCTGTATGAATCCGACAAGAAAGCAAAGTTGTCTGGTGATGTTCTTGCTGTGCTCAACGACATGAAACAAGGTGGTGCAGTGTTTGAAGTAACTCGGATAGATCGTGGTGACATATTTTTCCACAATGGGAGCCAGTATCGATGAAGAAACTAAACAAACGTGTTGCCATTGCCATACAGTGTAGGCTGGCTTCATCGCGGTTCCCCAAGAAATCGATTGCTCCTCTGTCGAGCACAGGGATCAGCTGCATAACGTCACTTATAAAGAACTGCACCGTATGTGCAGATCATGTGGAAAACAAACATGATCCAAACATAGATGTCCAGTGTGACGTTTGGGTTCTAGTTCCCGACAATGAACTGGAGTTCTGGAATGAGTTTCTTGCTCACAAGCATGTCAAGGTGCTTGGAGGATCCCCGACTAATGTGTTGTCGAGATACATTGATTTATGCCAGTACAAATATGACTACATCATGAGGCTGACAGCCGACTGTCCAAACGTGCCGAATCTGGCTATGAATAAAGCGATCTGGACCGCTATTTATCACGATCTGGACTACTGCTCAAATGTTTGGGAAAAATACCGCACATCAATCGATGGTCATGACATCGAGGTGATGTCGTTTGCTGCTCTGCAATGGTTATCAGCCAATGCCGAGACGATAGCGCACAAGGAGCATGTGACTATTGCAATCCGTGAAATGATGCCAAAGGCACTCAAAAAAGGGTGTCTCGTGACAAAGGAGGATTTGTCGCATATTAAACTGTGTGTTGACACACAGGAAGAACATTCAGCGGCATTCCAGCGTTTTGAAGCGGCATATCAAAAGCGCAAGGGAGCTATGGAGGCAGGTTTGTATGTACACGAATACTAAGATGTGGGATGATCGCGCCAAACTGTGCATTGCGCAGGGAGCACTAACCAACAGCAAACGTCCAGACACAGATGTTATGGGTGTCTTTCCTACTCATTTTGAGAGCGGCTATGGACCATATCTTTATACTGATAAGCGTGATCGTTATCTTGATTTTGTTTCTGGCCTTGGTGCCATAAACCTTGGCTATGGCAACGAGCAGTTGGAAAACGAGGTTGCCAAAGCGGCAAAGGGTGGATGCCTGTCGGGTAGCACTATTCAAGAGATCATTACAGCAGAGAAAATCAAATCCACTTTTCACTGGGTAGATCGCGTCAAGTTTGTCAATGACGGTACGGAAGCCTGTATGGCAGCTATTCGCATGGCTCGCGCCTTTAACGGAAAAAATATTGTGCTGTGGGAGGGATATCACGGCTGGTATGATGAAGCGACAGCATTGAATGACAATGCCAAAGGCACACCATGTGGTCATAAGATAATAAATTTGAATGCTGTGAACTTGGATAGTGATTTAAAAAATGTATCTGCTATTATCCTTGAGCCAGTCATGCTCGATGATAGTCGAGAACGTATCGAATATTTAAAAAAGATTCGTTCAATATCTGATGGGACAGATATCGTTCTGATTTTCGACGAGGTTGTGACTGGCATGCGCTATCCCTCTCTTTCTGTCTCCAAACACTGGGGAATCTATCCTGACTTGTTATGCCTCGGTAAAGCCTGTGCCAATGGGTACAAAATAGGCGCGGTAGCAGGTCGTTCGGATATTATGGACGGTGACTACTTTGTGTCAGGAACATACTTCGGACATATCCCTACGCTGAAGGCGACAGAGGCCTGTCTGCATCTGACCAAGCATGACAACAAATATGATGCCAAGGATTTGAACGAGAAGGCTTTGGATTTTAAGGAACGGTTCAACGGACTATCACCCTACACTGTAAAGCTTGAAGGATGGGGAGCCAGGATGAACTGGGTTGGCTCGGATCTCAACCTTGCTCTTTTCAGGCAAACACTCATCGAGAACCGGATTTTCACGAAGAATACATTTTTCCTCAACCATGCGACAAAGCATCATATTGATGAATTGTTTTCAGTTTGCCAGTATGCGATAAAACATATCAATTCTGGATCAGCAGTTATGAAGGGACCAATGCCACGCAAGCCTGTGGCACAAATAGCAAGGGAGCGGCAATGATTAGTTTTGGATTTGGCGTAACTCTCAGCAGATTGCAGGATAATTTAAAATTCCATTATAAAAAACAACGTAACATATATGGTATTTGGAAATGGTGCCGTCAATATGATCTGATAGATGATACCAGTCATTCAATTTGGTTTGAAAAACAGAGCAAAGATGCGAGTGTCTCCATGTACCAGATAAATTCTCCAGATGGTCATGTTGTTGGTGTTTGCGGATTGACAGATATCGATAAGCACAACCAAAGGGCTGAATTTTCGCTATATACGTTCAATGACCAACAAAGCAGAGGATATGGTAAAGCAGCATTAAAAACATTGCTGTCGCATGGTTTCATGAACCATAACCTAAATGTCATATGGGGAGAAACCTTTGAAGGAAATCCAGCCTATGACATGTTTTTAAAACTTGGCATGAAGCACGAGGGAACCAGGCGTCAATTCTATTTCAAAGAAGGCAAGCATATCGATGCTCATTTGGTATCAATGACCAGGCATGAATTTATGGAGGCTCCATGGAAAACATCCCAACAGTAGTCTGGATGTCAGCAGGAGGGATCTACCTGCTACTTCTATTTATGTTTTTTTTCTTTTGGTATCATTTCCATGAAATGAAAAAAAGCTATTGGAAGAACAGGCATAGAGTGGAAGTGAAGGAAAAAATCAAACCGATTGATCTTACACCGAGGCCGACCAAGCATGGACTACGAGTTAAACCCAAGTATCGTACAGATGAAAAATTATTTGAAATTGAGCAAAATCCTGCAAAGCAGTAGAATAGTTTTTATGAGCAATCCAAAACTGCAAAAAATCAAAGACTACTGCGCTTTCCTCGAGCCTTTGCTGTCGGCTGGCATTTCACCTACCGGCAATAGGTACGTCAAGATGAGAGACAGTGATGGGGATTCAATCCTGTTTACCGGGTTGATGTCCACTGTGCTATTCCCTGCTGACAACAAGTGGGCACTAAAATCCGTGATGGAGTGCCAGGGTATTGACGGTCAGTTCTACCGTTCACCCAGGCGGTGCCAATCCGGTCAAAAGGGATTCAGCAGGGACATGAGCCTTGGGGTTCTGTGTGCCATGGTAGATGCTGAATTTAACGCTGAGCCAGCACAAAGATGGTTATCATATATAGACCACTCCAGGCCATGCCTTGTCAAAAAGCCAAAGTGGGCTGGTGGTGGTTGTGCTCTCAGGTCACCTGTTTATAAATATTGCACTGAAGACGACGACAGAGCCAACATTACGCCAACACAATGGGCAGTGATGGGCAGGGTGTGGCAGTACCGAGGATGGAGAAAACACTCCGAAATGAGATCTTGGGACAAAGCCGATGGTGATGTGTCGGTCAAGGAGGCAGAAGAATCAGAACTTGGCTATCGTCTGCACCTCAAGGCTGTCCAGGCATATATCAAATACCTCATCGGTCAGAGCCGTGAGTATTCAATGAAAGTTGGCGAGATTTGCTGGAAACGCCAACCGGACAATCTATTTTATGAATTTTTGGCAAAAAGATATTTCACGGTTGAGATGATCGATCGTTACCTTGCCATGGCCGCTATCGTAGACGGTTCATCACTATCCAATGAGTGGATGTGGGAAAAATCGAATATCAATCCCTACGAATCCTCTGGCTGGTGCATGTTGTTCATGGGCAAACTGATCCTTTGGCACAGCCTTGAATCTGCCGATCCTTCCTGTTAACATTGAATAGAGACATCATCGTTACACTCCAAGTTTAGGCGGCTGCTATGGATGTTCCGTTATCCGAGTTACTTTCGGCTGGTGGTGCCATAGCGGCTACCTCAGTTGGTTTCACGGGATTCTTTTTGAACAGGCTATCGAGTATCGAAACAAAGTTCTCTGGATCGATTGAAAAGTTGAATGACAGTTTGACCGAAATAGATAAGCGGTTGGCGGTCAATTCCTGCATCATCGACAACTATTTAAAAGGAGAGTGCAATGGGCATCGACGAAACAAAAAAGCTGATTGATGTACTGGAAAATGGTGGGCTGGCACTTCTCACGGTAGATTTCGGGAAAGTTGCCGAGGAGATCAAGGATCTTGATTGGAATGAAAACAAAGAACTTGGGATCAGGATGCTGGAACTGGTCATGGAAGTGATCGCATCGCTGAACTATGCAAAGAATCCGGTTGTCAGCATGGTGCTGCCTATGGCTGGAAAGATCTTGAAGGCTCTTGCCTAATAGTCTCTCTTTCCAGGGTTACCGCGTCCACGTGATTCAGCTGTGGTTGGAAAATCACCATGGATCCAGTCGCAGATAGTCCGGTAGCTGATTGCTAGTTCTTCAGCTGCCCTGGTCAGGTTACCTTCATGGTAGTTCACCACTTTATCCACAAACGCGAATTTAATTTCCTTTAGCGTCAATCCTCGCGGCATCTTTTCCAAAAGAAACCTCATTTTTGCTTTGGGTGTCAGCCGTATCTTCTTTTTCTTTTTCATACTGTTCGATCCTGTTCAAAATATTTACCTCAGCATACTTGTCAGACCTACCGCAATAGAAGCACGGTCCACGGTCTGCGCAGATATCACACTGGTTGTTGTTTGCGTAGTTCATCGCGTCCCACCATCTCTTGATATTTGCGTTCGTACTCCTCGGTTTTGCCCTGCAAGAACAGCATACCGTCCAAGGTTTTCTCGTTCTCAATCACCTGTACCAAATTGGCCTTTAGTTTGCCCAGTTTGACAAACCATTCATCTTGCCGGGTGTTGAGAAAATCAAGAACATCTGACCTAACCTGCTCCAGGGAGGCTGACTGTTCAACTGATGTGTGCTGTGGAGCCGAAATTTCAACTCTGGGAGCCTGAACCGGCTTGGGTGGTAGCTGACTACCCTTTTCGATCTCATCGCTGGTGTAGATGCCTGTGAGAGATTCGGGGAATGCCCACCTCATGACGTTGGCAATTGCGCACTTTTCGAGCATGAGATAGGGACTGACCTTCCAGTTGCCCATCAGGTCACCCGATTTCATGGTTTTGGCAAACTCCCAAAACCTCGCCTTATAGGTCATTTTGCCTTGTCCCTTACGTTGAACCCAAGCAATGGCCGTGAGGGATTTGCGCTCCTTGCCTGTAACAAGATCCAGATAGGTATCGGGGACAGTATCAACACCGAAATCCTCCAGTTCACCGGTTCTCTGTGCCATCTGGATGAAAAACTGATAGGCAAACACCGTTGTCCCTTTGGGTTCTTCCTTCTGCTTATCCTTATTCCAGGCATTGTGGACCAGGAGGTAAACCTGATTGAGCCTCGGATCTGCACCTGTCAGCTGGCACTTGTTGATAAATTCGACGATCTGAGATTTATCCAGGGTAGGATGCTGTCTGACCAGATTGCTGAGGTAGTTTTGATCCATGGCTCGTTTGATCTGATCCTTCGGCATATCAGCCATAGCCATCAGTTCGTTGACTGTATTATCGATGTTTGCAACTTCATTCATACGTTTTCCTTTCTACGTTATATGCACAATCTATATATTACAGATGGGAAGAAATCAACTATTAAAATGGGATTTCATCTATCTGCCTCTGTATTTTACTATCGAGAAGTGATTTGACAAGATCGTTTGCCTTTCCTGTTAAAGCAAGATGGTTTTCATATTTCTTGTTATGCATATATGCTTTTGCGAATTCTCTAAATTGTGAGTTGAATGTTTGCAATTCATCTTCCTCAATATTACATATCTGAGGCCATGGACGATATTTTGTTACAATTTCCCAATCATCAGGTCCAAACCACTTTTCTGCACCAACCGGATTTGGCCAACCGAATTTTCCGATTGCCTCAACTACCCTCACTGTAAGTAGTCTAGCTTTTTCTTCGTCGTCCGGTTCTTTGGCAGTAAATCCAAGCCGTGATCTGATTTCAACCACTGATGGGAATTTGAACTCCTCTACAAACTGCAAAAGAACTTTGTTAACATTGTCAATACCCAATGGCACTAAAGCATTGAAATAGATGTCATGCAGTTGTGTTGACATGTTCTTTCCTGTAAGATCGGCTAGCATTACCAGTGTACTTGTGAATTGATCTTTGCTATTCATCGCGTTCCTTTCTGTTTCTTTCGAGAAGGGTTTCTAAGAGGATGCTATTCGCAGTAGCGTCCTCAACTTTTTTGGCATCCTTAGAAAATATGAATTTATTCTTTGTACATTCAGTATGTAGTTTTTCACAATCCATCAACAAATATCTAAAAGCGTGGGCATTATTTAAATAAAACATTTTGTTATGCGTTAAGTAGAACCTAACAAGTTTTATTGCCTCATCAGTGGTCTTTAAATTTATAATTAGATTTTTAGCTTCTTTACACACTCTGGGAGTAATTAGTGGTTCGACCGAATATCTTTCAAAATATGCTTGGGTGTATGCTTCAATGACTGGGTTGTGATTTATCACTGGCTTTTCATTCCCAGAGACATTTTTCATGGCTGATTTTTTCTTGGGTTTCTTTGGTTCATCATTAATGAGCATCAGAGAATTTGAAACCTTGGGGGTTTCGTCGCCAGACGAAATTTGCCTCCCTTTAAATTCTTCTTTCACTTCTTTTTCTTCTTTATTTCTTTCTTCTATATAATAAGAACACACGGTACCCTCCCAGTGCTGTCCAAGCACTGTCCAAGCACTGTCTAACCCGGTCAAATTATCATGATTATTCTGCAATGATTCTGTATCGTTATCTGTTTGGGACTGTCTAACCACTGTCGAAGCACTGTCTAAGGACTGTCTAACCTGTTTTTGGGGTAGTTCGCCTGAAAATGTATCATACTGGCACACTTCATAGATCAAACCTTCCTTATTGTCGGTGTCAGCTGCCGAGGTTTTGATATGTCCAAGGCTACGCAAAACACCGATCAAGTGGCGTATGCGCTTTAAATACATATTCGGGAATATCTCATTTTGGATGTCCACAGCCTTGATCTTGATCTGACCTCGCTTGAGATCCCCAAAATCATCCCATGCTGCTTGCTCTGCCAGAAAGACATAAAGCATCCAGAGTTCAATATTTAATTTTCTATCATTGGAAAAAGAATTGCGCAGGTTTCGGTGTAATTTCACCCATCCGATTTGATTTGTCATCTGTCCCTTTCTAAAGGACTTGAATTCTATAAGCGTATGGCCTATATAAACTCAAGTAGCGTTTTTTTAAGCCAGCATGTGCCTGAACAGTTCATGTTGGCTTTTGATTTTCTATGCATATTTAATCTCTTACAATAGTTAAAGAAGTTTCGCGGAACTTTCAAGAGAATTAAATCCATATTTACATAAAATAAACCATTTACATCTAATCCCTATTGATAATTCCACCAAATCAAGTAAATTCTGCATATCACCAAAAACCTTTAGGAGCCTCGTAATGAGAATAGTTGGGATCGATAGTGGCGCGTCTGGTTATATATGCGAACTGGATGTGTACGAAAAAACAGCAAGGTATTTAAAAATACCCTACCGCGATGATGGGATCATCAACGGTTTCAAGATCGACAACACGTTCGAGGGATTTGCCAACGTCCACAAGATTGTCATTGAAAAAGTGCAAGGCAGAGGAGGATGGGGAGCTACCCAGTGCTTCAATATGGGCAAGAACTTCGGTATGCTCTTGGGACTGCTGCACCATGTACCACTGACCTTCGTACAGCCTCCCACATGGCAAAAAAAGATCCACAAGGGTGTCAAGGGTGCCACTGCCAAGGACAGATCATTTTCTGTATTTGCCAGCCTGAACCCATCGTTTGGCGACATCAGCAAAAAGATGAATGGGCTGATAGATGCCTTTTTTATCGCACGTTGGGCACTGGATGAGGCTAGAATCATATACCAGGATGATTGGACGTTTATTGATTTGGAGGATGAGCAATGAATAACCCATTTATAACAGAATCAAAATGTTGTTTTTGTGGGAAAAATATGAATGATAATGATATTGCCGTTCATCATAAGCATACAAAAAATATTTTTTGCAGAGAATGCATAAAAATAGGATACGAAGCAGAAAAAATATTGAGAGGGGAAAAGGAAGAAAAGGTGATGAACTGCAAGGATTGTCCTTTGGGACGCAATACAGGTTTGGAGGATGAGCAATGAACAAAAACCAAGTTGACTATTTGTCAAAGCAGATTGTGAAAATAACAAACCACATTGAGAAGCAGCTGGACGACAGGTCTGCACTACTCAAAAGCTACAATAACGAGATCAAAGACAGCAAAAAGCGGCTGAAAGTGTACGCTAAAGCCGTAGGTGCCGAATCACTGGAGCCGCTCCAGGAAATCATGGGAGAATTTGAACTGGCAGAACTCGAAAAGATTGGATTTCAAAATGGTTGATATGCTCAGGGATCCAAAAACAATAAACAAGATCATAATTCATTGCAGCGACAGCGATGAACCGGAGCATGATAACATCGAGACAATCCGGGAATGGCATATTGGACGCAAAAAGTGGTCGGATGTGGGGTATCATTATTTTATAGACAAGAAAGGGAGGATCTTTACAGGTCGGCCACACGAGAAGGTAGGAGCGCACTGTATTGGACAAAACGCCAAAAGCATCGGTATTTGTGTGTCTGGACGAAAGGATTTCTGGGAACCTCAGTTTAGATCACTGGCGTTTATCGTCAAAGATCTTATGAGAACTTACAACATCAGTCGAAACGAGATCTATCCCCACAATTTTTTCAATATCGCAAAAACGTGCCCTAATTTCAACATCGACAAGATATGGGTATTTGATAGCGAAAAAAATAAATGCTAAGATGAAAGTAGATGGTTCTTTGTTACAAAGGGAGGTGAACACATGAAACATTTACTGCATTTATTGGCCTTATTTTCAATGCTTTCGTTAACCTCTTGCTCCACGGTGGACGTTCCTCAAGATAAACCCATTATCACTGTCATTCCGAAGGATGCCGTTATTTCTTCAAGTGGAAAAATGTACAGGACAGGTTTGAAAATCCCGTTGGGGTTTAAACCAAAAAACATCATCAAGGCTGATCTTGGCGAGGATCTACCGGCAACATTCGACTGGAGAACCAAAGTTCAGCTGTCGCCAATTGAGAACCAAGGCGGGTGCGGAAGCTGCTGGGCATTCTCCACAGCAGCAACATTTCAGGATGTAAAGCGCATTTTCGGTGAAACTGAGGATCTCTCAGAACAGTATTTGCTGTCATGTGCCAATCCATCGGAATGGTCCTGCAACGGAGGATTCTTCGCGCACGATGCTCACAAATCACCCAGAGGTGGAGTGCTTGCAAGTGAGTATCCCTACACTGGGACAGACTCAGCATGTAAATCAGGACTCAACTACCGTTGGAAACTCACTTCATGGGCATACCTTCCCGGTGGTGAGCAGCCAAGCGTCAACGAAATTAAGGCTGCCATTTACAAATACGGTCCTGTTTCGGTTGGCGTGGCTGCCGACAGTGAATTCAGCAACTATACAGGTGGAATTTTTCGCGGATCGGGTTCAACTCAGCTTAACCATGCGGTGAATATAGTTGGATGGGGATCTGACCACTGGATCATGCGCAATTCGTGGGGACAATGGGGTGAAGGCGGCTACATGCGCATCAAATTCGGTGCCAATGGTATCGGTGCATGGGCAAACTTTATCGTCTACAACAAAGAGCCAGATCCTCCAGGACCGGGACCGGATCCAGATCCCAATCCTAACCCAGATCCAGAGCCATGTTCTCCACAGCCTTATGCTGACACCGGCTACGGTGATTCGATCAAAGTGAGGGTTGGTGCGCAGGTGTTTCTTGGAACTAAAGCGCGTCCTGGCACATACTACTATTGGACAGCCGAACCCGATTTTGACAACGGAGGCAAACCTGTCGAAGCCAAGATCAAGTATCGTCCTAGAGTAACCAAACGGTTGACGGTGCATGCTGTCACCCAGTGCGGTGAAGCTACAGATTCAGTGACAGTTCACGCAATGCAGGGATACAGATCCCAAGCAGTGCCAGAACTGGATTGATAATCAGCTTGGTTCAACGTATGCTCCTATTAAAACCTAATAGGAGCTTTTTTTATGCGTGAAACACTACTCGCAATTATCGTAATGCTATGGCAACCAGTGCTCTATGCAAACATCCCGATAAATCCATGGGACAGTGCCGACGATGGCACCACGTGGCACATATCAGAAAAAGAATTCCATGAAAGAATAGATCAGGTTTATAGCGTTTATAGTCCGATATTCAAGGAACTGGGTATAAATTTCTGGTTTGAGAGAAGATGGGAATCAAAGACGGTAAACTTGTTTGCCGACATATGGGAAAATCAGTGGAACAAGCAATACAAAATCATCGTGCATGGTGGGCTTGCAAGGAGAGTGCAGCTAACAAAAGATGGCTTTTCAGTAGCTCTTTGTCATGAACTTGGGCACTTATTGGCCGGGTTTCCCTTAAAAGACTACACAAAATATGCATCCGAGGGTGCTGCGGATTATTACGCTACTCATGTTTGTGCCAAGAAAGTTTTCGGAGCAATGTTGAAAAAGGCACCATTAAAGATTGTAAGCGTAACAGTGCCGATATGTGATAAGGCATATGAAACGAAAATGGATATAGATATTTGCTACCTGACATTTTTTGCAGCGAAAAGCCTCGCTGATGTTATCAGCCAAGTGACGCAGGAATATCGATCACCTGATGTAGATATCAAAGACAGTTACAAAGCACCTTATACGGTAAAACAGCATACTTCTAGCCAGTGCAGATTAGATACCCTAATCGCAGGCATGCTATGCGACAAGCCATGGAATGATAAAATAATACCAACAAATAAAAATGCAGTTTGCATAAATACCCGTCCTGAATGCTGGTATAAGCCATAATTTTCTGATATAGGTTGTTTGCTGTTCTTTCTCTTGATCAAGAATGAATGGCTTTGAACCATTCATAAGAGAAAGGATAGCTCATGGCAAAACAAAGAGACATCACCGGACAAAAATTCAATAGATTAACCGCAATAGAATTTAGCCACATAAAAAATAAAAGATATTATTATTGGTTGTTCAAGTGCGATTGTGGAAAAACATTATTAATGCAAAAAGCTCACGTTTTGAGTGGAAATTCAAAATCATGTGGTTGTTTGAACTTAGAATTGATCGCGCAAAGACCTATAACTCATGGACACACCAAAAACAAAAAATTTAGTGGATCTTATCGTGCTTGGCGAGCAATGAAAGATAGGTGCGCTAGACAGAAAGAATATGAAAATATTGAAATCTGTAATGAATGGTTAAAATTTGAAGTTTTTTTTAATGATATGGGTGATAGGCCAAAAGGAAAAACTTTGGATAGGATAGATAACTCAAAGGGATATGAAAAAGATAATTGCAGGTGGGCAAATAGACAAGAACAAATAAGAAACACCGGATATAGGGTTAGAAAAACAGGGATTAAATTTAAAGGTGTTACAAAAACAAACTGTAATCGGTTTAGGGCAAGAATTGGCATTGACTACAAACGTATTGAACTAGGTTGTTTTGAAACCGAACTAGAGGCCGCAAAAGCCTACAATGAAGCCGCTAAAAAATACTTTGGCGCATTCGCACAATTAAATAAATTAAATCCATAGCGTTTATGATAAGATCATACCAATCTATATAAAATAGCATAGGGGTTGGTATGCTCCATAACTGTAAAGTAACTCGTGTTGTCGATGCCGATACATTCAAAGGCACAGTCTGCCTTGATTTTGGCGTCACCATTGCCGTGACTGTCAGGCTGTTCGACTGTGACGCATGGGAAGTTACCGGCAAAGATAAAAAGCGCGGTGAGGAGGCCAAGGAATACGTTGAAGGGCTGATCGGAGGAGCCAACGTTATCATCGATCCCCACAAGCAGGATTCGTTCGGTAGATGGCTTTGCGAGGTGCTGATAAAAGGCAGGTCACTGAACAGCATCCTGGGTGAAAAGGGTTATCTCAAATCAAAGTAGATCGTGATAAACATGACAACAAGCCAGAACAGGACATTCCACAGCACAATCGAGAAAAAACCGTGAACGCTATTCTTTGACATTGCACACCCACGTTTCCATCTTTGCTCGTCTGAAAGATCCACAAGTGCAATCCGGGTATCCACAGAAATGCTTTTCGAGACGTTTCATCTGCCGCTCAGAAAGAAAATTGTCTTGCCTGGTTTGCAGGAACCGAGGATCAACAAACAGTTTGATGGGGTTCCTGTCGTGGAAACCGCCAGATAGGATGATCCTGGTCATGTTTTTAACAGTCATATAATACTCCGATAAATTAATACACAGATGCCAAATATCCCTACTATAAAGCACAAAATAAAGGCAACAACGTCCCATATGATATCTGAGATTCTCAGATCCTTGATTCTCATGCCGGTAATTTGGTTAACTGGATGTCAAAGCCGAGGTTCTGCAAAGCTTCCAGATCCCGGTAGTCCAGCGTGGTTTTGTTTGTCAGCACAGCAAGCATTCGGGCAGTGCGCTCATCCTCAACATAAATGAGCATCCGGCCATAAACATTCTTTTCAGCGCATCGAATAACGAGAGGGTTTGGTTTCAAGTGTGTCACGTTGCTCATACTGTTCTCCGTTCAATAGCTCGTAGCCGATCAATCGGCCTGTTTGTTGATGTATCGTCCTGAGACGTTCTAGAGCATGCCAGATGCCGGTTCCCTGGACCTCCCAGGTGTCGTATCCGGGACAGCCTGAAGTGTCCAAGTAAAGACGGTATGTGTTCATTATTGCTCCTTTCAATAGCCAAGCCAGTTAAAGAACTCTTTGGTTTTGACTGTTAAACCTTTGAAGTAACTGAGCACATCAGATCTCGCTACTCCATGTTGCTTTGCAATCATGATCGCTACTTCAATTGGCAGTTTTTTGCCATGCCGTTCAATGTAGGCATCAATTGTTGGGCTTGTTGTTGATTTCATTGCGTTTCCTCCTTTGGATCATTATACCTTACCCCTAATACTGTTAGCCGTAGGGATACTATACATATCGGCATATTGCAACAAAACTTTAATAAATCAAAAAGCCCCTGTCGAAACAGAGGCTTAGTGATGGGGATAGCACTGATGAGCTATCTATGTAGGACTCGCATCATGGTATGCAAGGCATTTCTGTCAGTCGGGAATTATATGTACCAGTCGTGGCATCGGGATCCTTGGCAGGAGTAAACTTTGGGAACCACCAGAGGTTCAAACTGGATCCTTGACTGTCGTGATGGATCGGTTCGATCTCGGTCATTTGAGCAGAGCAGCTTCTCTGGATCCTGACGTTTGAGAAGTTGGAGGTGTTCTTGACGATGCAGTAGTAACCCAGTCGGTTATAAAACTGAAACATGACATTCGAGCACTCTTGTCTCAAGTGGACAATGTTCAAAATGGGTATGGTCGATGTCTCCAAATCACTGATAGCGATACCCTCAGATTTCCAGCTGGTAGCGTCCAGCGTCCTGGCTACCGTATTCTCAGGGAGCAGGATACCCTTGCGAATAAAAGCGTCAACACACAAGTTGGCATCTGGAGTATCGAGGAAGGTATAGCTACCAGGGATATCGGCATTGGCTCCCAATCGTGGGTAGGCGACAGGTGCAGAGTAGATCGGGCAATCCTTGCCTTCACAGTTTTGGGATGGATCCTGTTTGACCGGATCGGTCAGGCTCGCGGCAGCAGGTACCGAGCGCTTTGCAGGGCGATCATCACCGCATCCGTTGATAAAAATTAAACTCGCTAAACTAAACATAACTAAATTTTTCATGATTCCAGTCCTTTCAACATATTCAATCAGCTTCAACAACCCGACCATCGGGCAATCCCTCTATTGCAAAAGTTGGTACACTGCTAACTACCCATAATCACAAGAAACTAGGTGTAAATGAAATCGATTAGTGTATAATAAATTGACAGTAACAGCATGAGGTGCAGCATGAAAAAACTGGCATTACTATTTGCTATGATCCCATCTATGGCTTGGTCTGAGATCCCGATATCAAAGGTGCAACCAGTATTTATCACTGTGCATATAAGCGAGACTAGGGTATTAAAGATCAATACAAATCAGATCAGATGGTTTGAAGATTATTATCCGTCAAACGATCTATATTATGGCTCGCACATATATTTAATCGGTAGTAACGGAGCTATCTCGGTTATCGAAAAGCCGGATGAGATCGAACTTATGATGTCTGAGGTGTTTGAGAAACCAAAGCCAAAAGGGAAGAAATGAATGGCCAAAAAACCGGGACCACCAAAAGGATCAGGAGGCAGACCACCGCTTGATATTGATTGGGATCAAGTAGCCGAAATGGCAAAAATTCATTGCACAGGTGCTGAAATGGCATCAGTTTTGGGTGTTCACGAAGATACATTAAGGATGCGATGCAAGGCAGATCAAGGCATAACTTTCTCAGAATTCTATAAAAAGTATGAGGGTGAGGGGAAAAAATCACTACGCAGATATATGTGGGATTCAGCTAAGGCTGGTAACGTCACAATGCAGATCTGGCTGTCAAAACAGATGCTCGGTATGCGTGATAGAATAGACGAGGTAACCGATCAAAAACCTGTTATTATAAAAAATAAAGATGGTTCCAGTATCACGTTGGGAACCACCAAAATAGATTTCAAGAAGGATGCTCAAAATGACTAATAGCAGCATTAATGACAGGATATATAATTCATACCTCGAAACCACACGAGATGAGGAGCTACAGTTTGCGCAGCGTGTGGCTTTTCCCGACAACATGCAGATTGATGCATTCGGCAGGATCAGAACCTCGCTCCCATCTGTCGTGTTTGACAACTATGAGATCCAAGGCAAGAAAACGCTGGTGTGGAATGAGAAGTTGACAGGTGCAGCTACGATTGCTCATGTTGCAAACCAGGCAGCATGTCAGTTCTCGACATCAGCAGCAAGCGGTGACAAGGCTACCAGATCCAGCAAGAAACTGTCCCTTTATACTCCAGGTACATCGATCCTTTCGTTTTTAACTGGAGTAATGGGAGTAGGTGCAGCCGGATCATCGCAGCGCATTGGCCTTTTCAGTTCACTCAATGGGGTATTTTTCGAGCAGAAAGACCGGGCAATGGGTGTTGTCATTCGGTCAAATACCACCGGTTCAGTTGTTGATAACAGGATCGAGCAGGCTGATTGGAACATCGACAAATTCGATGGCACAGGACCATCGGGGATCGATCTTGATTTCACAAAGACACAGATTTTTATGATGGACCTTGAATGGCTTGGTGTAGGTCGGGTTCGGTGCGGTTTTGTGCATGAAGGAAAGGCATTGATCGCGCATGAGTTCTATCATAATAACAGGCTGACAACGGTCTACATGAAGACGCCAATATTGCCTGTCACATACGAGGTTGAGAACACAGCAGCATCGACAGCACTCACCGATTTCAGGCAGATCTGCTCCTCGGTCATTGTCGAGGGACAAGAGACAGTCTCAAAGATCCCTAGATCTGTCAGCAATGGTGTGACAGCCAGGGCAACGACAACAACCACCGGCATTCCATTGATATCGATCAAGCTCCAGACTGCCGTAGTAGGGCAAGCTATGCTCAAACCAACAGCTGAAACGTTGATGTCGATTGGTAACCGTGACCATGTGTTTGAGTTCCATTACGGTGGAACCCTTGAATCCGCATCATGGGCAAACGTCCCTGGTATCGGCATGGTTGATATCGCTGCAACTCATATAACCGGCAGCACCAAGATATCGACAGTCTACACAGCATCAACACAAAGAGGTTCATTAGAGGATCTGATTAAGAACCTATTATGGGTCGGTGGGGATCTCGATGGAAACGGTGAATCTGTGTCTATTGTTGCAAGATCTATCGGTGGTGGTGGATCTGCTTTGGCTGGACTAGACTACGAAGAATTTGCATAGAAAGGAGGATGCCATGGGATGTAAAGGCGGTAAACCAAAAATGCCCCCCAAGCCTAAGAAGTAGGCAAAAAAATAGCCGGATTAATAACCCGGCTATTCACGGAAACAATCCCTTTAGGAGTAAAGGTTCAATAACGCGTATGAAAGGAAAATAGAAGTTCGATGAGGATAATAGCAGACCTTTCTGTCAATTTTCAAGGGCTAGATGATATTCTTGACACGATCAAGGCGGTTCAAGCCGACTATATCAAACTGCAATGGTATTCGGAAAAGGATCTGTACGGCACTGGATCCGAGGCAACAAAACTGGATCCCGAATGGCTCCCACAGATCCAGCATGCTTGCAATGCGTCCAACAAAAGATTGCTTTGCACGGTGTTTGATCCTGATAAGGTCCGAATCATCGACAAATATGTGTTTATCCACAAGGTAGCATCCAGTGAGATCACCGACAGGGAGCTATTGAAACAGATTGCACTGTGTCGCAAGCAGGTGATCGTGTCAACCGGAGGAGCCACTAGGGAGCAGATGATGACAGCCAAAGCCATACTTCATGGCCTCCAGGTTGTCTGGCTCGCATGTGATGTGGAATACCCGGCCAAGCGGCACAATATCCGCAAGATGCTGCAACTCAAAAACTGGTTTCCAACAGATGGGATCGGCTATTCAGATCACAGCCTCGACATCGAATCCTTTCCGATCATCTGTGCGCATTACAACGTTGGGTTCTATGAGAAACATGTCAAACCTACGCTGGATCATCCCAGTTATGAAAAGCATGCTCTGACCGTGACTGAGTTCAACGAGATGTTCGATGCCATGGCTGGCAAGGCTCCCAAGTTTGTCCGAAACCCACACCAGAGGGTTCTCGACAAGGTTCTGAACAAGTGGGTGCGACCGCGTGTCTGAATTCACCTTTGAACCACATAGCGATAAACAGAATAATGCAATTTTTAGTACGAAAAAAATAACAATTGCAGCTACTGGCGTGCAATATGGCAAAACGACGCTGGGTGTAATTCGTTTAAAAATAGCTATGCACGAATTCATTCATCCAACAGACAATTTTATTGTTACCAGTCCAACTTACAAGATCTTATATCAATCTACTATTCCACCCTTTCTATATTGGAATAAAGGAATAGGCACCTATGACAAAAAAAATGAGTGTTTCCATATCAAAGGTGGTGGAAAGGTTTGGTTTAGAACCGGAACAGATGCCGATAGTGTGGTTGGTCTCACAAATGTCAGACATATTTTGTGTGATGAGGCTGGTTTATACTCTCTCTATTTTTGGGAGAATATACAAGCCAGATCATCTTTTCGAGAAGCACCAATAACTATTGTTACCTCACCATATTCTCTAAATTGGTTATATAGAGATTACATCAGAAAATATCGAGCAGGAGATCCATATACACTAGAAAATGTCCACTTGTGCCAAGCAAAAAGCAGCGAGAACCCTTACTTTCCTTTAGCCGAATATGAAAATAAGCGCAGGACGATGGAACCTCGTCGGTTCAACATGATGTATGGAGGGAACTTTGATAAAGCTCAAGGGCTTGTGTACAGTTGCTTTGACAGCAGCAAACATTGGATCGATCCTATACGCTTACCAGAGGGAACCCGATATCTGGCTGGCGTGGACTGGGGATATACTCACCCTTTTGTTATTGTTGTCCGTGCTATTACTCCTCTTGGTATGCATTATCAAGTTGCTGAATTTTATGCTACGCAGCTGATGATTGGCGACAAGATCGATGCTGCTCATAGGCTCAAGGCTCAATGGCCGATTGAGAAGTTTATCGCTGATAGCGCCAATCCCGACGACATAGCCGAGTTCAACCGGGCAGGACTGAGGTGCGTACCTGCGAATAAAGACATCAAAAAGGGTATTGAGGCACACTGGGATCTTATAAATTCTGGACTACATCAAGTGTTCAAGGGTGACAACTTTCACACCATCGATGAATATGAAACATACCATTATCCTGAAGCAAAAGACCTAAGACCAGATCAAGATGAATCTGAAAAATCAGACCTCCCAGTTGATAAATCCAATCATTGCATAGCAGAAAGCACACCAATATTTACTGATAAAGGGTTGGTTCCTATTGAAAGAATAAAAATAGGTGACTATGTAAAGACAAGAAATGGATTTAACAGAGTATTAAATGCATGGTGTGCCTCTGAAAGTGGTCAAATACTTATTTTAAAAACAAAAACGGGTAAACAATTGCAATGCACACCAGATCACAAAATCTGGACAAAAAGAGGATTTGTCAAAGCCATTCAACTTCGATATGATGATATACTCATTAGCATCGGAGAAAAGAAATGGAAGCAATTGAATGGAATGGGATGCGTTTCAGACGATACCCAAATAGCAAAAGACTATCGGAACAGCGATATTTCAAAAGAATATCGAAAGGAAGATCCCAATATTTGCACAGAGAAATATGGGAATTCCATTTTGGGGATATTCCAAAAGGATTTCATATCCACCATATTGACGGTGATACTGCAAATAATGATATTGAAAATCTTGAGTGTATTAGTCCTTCAGACCATGCCAAAAAGCATCCAGGCGACATTGAAAAGAAGAAAGCAAATTTATCTAAGATCAATCATCTTGCAAAAGCGTGGCATAGCAGCAAAGAAGGAGTTGAATTACATATCAAGCTCGGCAGGCTCACATCAAGCAGGAAAGTATCAATCAAAAAGAAGTGTATTGAATGCAATAACGAGTTCGATACAAATAGAATCGATCAAACAGATAAGTTTTGCTCAAATGCTTGTAAATCGATGTATCGAAGGAAAAGCGGCATCGACGATATTGAAGCCGTTTGTGAGTTTTGCAAGGCAGATTTTATCAAAAACAAATATAGCAAGATCAGATGTTGTTCAGGATTTTGTACAAGAAATCTATTTAACGCAAAAAAGAACGCGTGTTTATGATTTGACTGTAGAAAATGAGCATGAGTTCTTTGCCGATGGTATCCTAGTTTCAAATTGCCTCGATGCTGCGCGCTATGTAACAATTTCAACATATACAACTAGCAAAAAACCGAATAAAATAATAACATCAGACAATCAAAATATTATCCCTTCGCGGGTATCGTCAGATTATGATCTTAAGCGTGACAAATTACTGAAGAAAAAACGCTTTGATGGTCATGTTTTGTAGGATTGATATCCGTGCCAACATACGACTACAGATGCGCAGCATGCAAATGTGATTTCGATATCATCAAATCGATGTCGAGCATCGATGTTGTTGAATCCTGCCCATCCTGCCAGTCAGCATGTGACAAATCCTGCCGAGTTATTACAAAGGGCAAAGAGTTCTACGGTGAAAAGCCAGATGAACCATTTTTCTCGATCCCTCTCGGCAAGTGGGTAAAGGGCAATTGTGATATGCGTAGGCAAGCAAAGCAGCGTGGTCTGATCGAGGTTGGCAACGAAGATGTCAACAAGCTGGTTGATAGAGCAGAACGTGATCGGGAAAAGAAACGAAACGATGGCTGGAGAGAATTTACAAACCCTTCGGCTTATCAGATTAGAGGTGCATAGGTGTTAGAAACTCTTTACCCATCGGATGCAACAGGCGGTCAAATTGCCGGCACAACTGGTGCCAATCCAGATATTCCAGCCGAGGAGCAAGCGCAGGTCAAGGCGATCATGCGCAAGTTTTATGAATATAAAAAGGTCAGGGATCAAGCAGCAAAGAACTGGATCTCTTTTTATAAGTTGTTCAGAGGCCAGCAGTGGAATACCAAGCGTCCTAGCTGGAAAACCTCAGAGATCATCAACCTGATCTGGCAAACTATCCAGTCCCAGGTACCACTCCAAACAGATGCGCGTCCCAAGTTTACCTTCCTGGCTACAGAACCCCAAGATGTACCTTTTGCTGAGATCTTAGATAAGATATGTGACGCAGAATGGGATAAGTACAACTGGATGAACACCGTCCAGGAGGTTATCCTGGACGGTTATATAACTGGATCCGGTATTAGTTCCATGAACTATGATCCCAGTCTGCTCTACGGCATGGGAGCACCAGTTTATGTCAGCGAGGAGCCTCTATTCTGCTACCCGGATCCTGAATGCAACGATATCAACGATGAGAAATCCGAGGGTTTCTTCAAGGCATATCCGATGCCGACTGAAAGGCTCAAGCAAAAGTATCCCAAACGTGCTGGTCAGATCAAATCAGACATATCATCCGACAAGATGAAAAAAGATAAATACGAGCTTCACAGAGCATATCTGACAGAAAACATGTCGACATCGTTACAGATGCCGGAACTATCGTATGATACGGAAACACCCGGTGACTACACTACTCCAAAGACAATGGTGTTTGAGTGCTACCTGAAACCCAAGGATGTCGAGGAATTTGCAGAGCAGCAGGGTGAGGAGAAGATCTACACCGTCAAAAAGAAATACCCCAATGGTAGGTACATCTGCATAGCCAATGGAATGATCCTGCACGATGGGGATCTACCGTACGAGGATGGGTTGATCCCATTCTCTAAATACTGCAATTATGTTGATCCAAGGCAGTTTTGGGGTATCAGCGAAGTTGAGCAGCTGGCATCCCCACAGATCATCATAAACAAGATCATGTCCTATACAATTGACACGCTGCTCTATACCTCAAATCCGATCTGGCTCGTCTCAAACGATGCCGACATTGATACTGATAACCTGTCCAACATTCCCGGTGCTGTAGTTGAACACTCACCCGGTGCAACAGTTCGCAGAGAGAACGGTCCACAGTTAAATCCCGGTTTCATGCAAGTGATCGACAGGCTATTCGGCTGGTTCAGTGATCTTGCAGGGCAAGGTGATTTCTCCCAGGGCAATGCCGAGGGTGGTGTTACAGCTGCCAGTGCCATCGAGCAGCTGATTGCTGCCAGTCGCACCAGGATCAGACAGAGGATGAGAAACCTCGATTGTTATCTCAAAACAGCTGGTAGGCAATGGCTCAACCGGGTTTTGGAGCATTATACAGCACCTCGCGTCTTTCGCATGACCAACAGCGATGGATCAGCCTATTTCATGAAGTTCCACATTGATGATGTCGATGTCGAGCAGGATGGAATGGTTGTCAAAAAGAAACGAGCAACGGTTCATACCTATGATGAGAGCGGTGAGACACAGGTGCAGCAACTCATGCTATCGGGTGAACTCGATATCAAAGTGCAGGCCGGATCTGATCTACCGTTTGAGGCAGCAGACAAGGAGCGCAAGGCATTGGCTCTATTTGATCGTCAAATTATTGATGAAGAAGAAGTGTTATCTCAGTTACAATATCCCAATAAAGAAAAAATATTGATGAGACTAAACGAACGCAAACAACTCATGGCACAGCAAGCAGCTGCGCAGCAAGGAGCATAAAATGGCACAGGATATGGCAGGAGAAGGCGGTGGAGTATCACCCGAAGAGATCGTCCAGAACGTATCGGACACAATCAACTCCCTTGCACAAGCAGCAGGTCAGCAGCGTCCAGATGTTGCACAGAAGTTGCAGCAGATTGGCAAGATGTTCATGGATGTGATGGGTGAGTTCGTTGGTGGTGGTGCTGGCGGAGGTGGTGGTGGACCACAGCCTGTGCCGGAACGTGGACAAGGTACCCCACAGGGACCACAGGGAGCAATGTAAAATATGGTAGATTTTAATATTGATCAAGTAGCGAGTGAGATTGACAGCGGTTCTTTCGGTGGTGGGGATCCAGCACCGATGGGACAGGCACCAATTCAACAATCGTCGTTTGATCCCAATCTTGTTATTCCGTACAAGGCAAACGGCAAAGAATTGCAGGAGCCTCTCAGTACGGTGATTCAACGTGCCTCAATGGGTTATAACTATGCTCAACTCGTGCAGCAGCATAAAGCCGAACAGGCAGCACTAGAGGCACAAAAGCAGCAAATCCAAGCTCAAGCGCAAAAATGGCAGCAGTATGATGAGTTCGCAAATTCTAACCCGGAATGGGCTGAATATGTGAGATCTCAGTGGGAGAGCCGTTTCAATTTTGGTCAGCAAAACCAGAATCAAGGAATGAACTCTTTCGGCAGTCCACAAGCGCAGCAGCAAGCAGGGATACCACCGGAGTTGACCAGCAAACTGCAAGAGATGGAATCATTTATCGGTCAATATCGACAGGAGCAGCAAGCCAGGATGCAAGCCGAACAGGATGCAGAACTGGCATCGGAAATATCAGCGATACAAAATCAGTATCCAGATATCGATCTGAAGGCAACTGATCCTATGACTGGTGAGAATGTAGAGCAGCAGGTTTTGAGACATGCACAGGCTCATGGAATAAGCAACTTTCGGGCGGCCTTTCGCGACTTCATGTTCGATAAGCTTCAGGCTCGTGGACAGACACAAGCAAAAGAGGTTGTTGCCAGGCAGATGCAGCAGCAACATAAAAATGGGATCCTCGGGCAAAGTAGCAGTCCGATGCTCCAGACAGATCAAGGCAACGTCAACGTGAGAGGCCAGTCCTATCACTCGTTAATGGACATTGCCGCAAAGGAACTTGGTTTAACATAATAAATACTCAAAAGGAGAGATAAAATGGCAGTTTCAGTAGATCAGCTAACAGCGATCACCCAACGGTATATTGCACCCAAAATTTATGACAACATCTTCGATTCGAATCCACTTCTAAAGAGAATGCTGGCCTCCGGTCAGTACAAATCTGTCAGTGGTGGAACATCGATCGATTTACCTTTGAACTACGCCCAAACGACAGCAAATGGCTGGTATTCAGGCGCAGATTCCCTTGATACATCTGAGAATGAGCAGCTGACGGTTGCTCGCTATGATTGGAAATCTCTGTTTGCAGGGATCACAATCACAGAGGAAGATGAACTCAAGAACGGTGGATCAGCTGGCGTTCTCAAACTTTTGGCCTCCAAGGCACAGATTGCTGAGAAAACCATCAAGGATGCACTTGGTACTGGTCTTTACTCTGACGGAACCACAGCAAAATCGATCATCGGTTTGCGTGATATTGTTGCAACCGATCAGACGGTCGGAGGCATAGCGCAGGCAACCAACTCGTGGTGGAGTGGGATTTGTGATACAACAACTAGTACGCTGACAATTGCAGCGATGAACACAGTGTTTGAGAATGCCTCGATTGACAGCGAGAAACCTACCGTTGCCGTTGGTACCAGAACCAACTACACCCGGTACTATAACTTGCTTCAGCCACAGCAAAGATTCACAGACAGCGAGACAGCAAAAGGCGGGTTCGTGAACCTCATGTTCAATAGCGTACCTTTCATTTCTGATTCTCATTGTCCAAGCCAGCACCTGTTTTTCCTCAACGAAAAACACCTGTGGCTGTGCTACCACCCTGAGAGAAACTTCTCGACTGAGCCATTCCAAAAGCCTTTGAATGCTCAAGTTAAAGTGAGCAGGATCTTGTGGATGGGAGCCTTTGGATCGAGCAACAACCGTCTCCACGGCAAGATGTCTGGGCTGACCGCTTAATTGCGGTCGGTTTTTTAACTGTTTTTGTGTTTTGACAATTAATTTTAAAGGAGAGCTAAAATGGCTTTTTATAGTGATACCCCGATTCTGTTTGGTGGTCTTTCCGGTGTTACTGCAACTCCTGGATCGAAAGATCCTGAGCTTGGCACACGAGTAAATTATGCTGGAAACGAGTACCTTTATGTTTATAATGCAGCAACAACTGCTGTACCGATTGGCTATGCTGTAACTCCACTTGCTGGAACCACTGGCTTTAGCTGCACGATCTCGACAACCGCTCAGATCGATGTTCCTATGGGTGTTGTGAAGAATGCAACCTTGAGCGCAGCATGCTACGGTTGGGTTCAAACCAGAGGTTATTGCAACCTGCATGTGAGTGCAGCTGTAACAGCTGGCGCACCGATGCAGCTTGGAGCCAATGGTCTGTGGGTTTCCGGTGTAACAGGTCCATTTTTTGCGAAATTGCTTTCGACTGTTTCGGCAGCAACTAACGTAAGCGGTTTGGCTTACATTTCTTGTCAATAGAAAGGGTTTCTGAGTGATTAAGACAGCAAATATTCAACTTGAACTGCAACCATATATCCAGCATCCTCCGCAATCGCTTCAGCAGATGTACGGTTCTGCATGCTCGTCGGACGGTGCAACGATACAGGCTTGGAGGCCAAAGTGGATATCCAATATCACTCAGAACTCAAAGGACTATGGACCGTTTGCATCCAAGGGTGTAGGCCTCCTGCACCAGTCGTGGGCTGGTGGAACCTGCATCATTGCCGGTTCTGGACCATCCCTTGCCCTCAATATAGGGAAACTGAAAGATCGACCCAAGCACATCAAACTCATTTCGTGTCTACACAATTTTCACGCGATGGAGGATAACGGTGCCGAGGTTGATTACTATGTGACATTAGATGCCGGTCCTATCACGGTTCATGAAGTTTCCGAGGGTGGATCCAAAACACCTGATGAATACTGGAATCTGACAGCATCAAAAACACTCATTGCTTTCATAGGGACTGAACCGGAGTTGTTGAAAAAATGGCAAGGCACAGTGCTATTCTACAATGCTCCGGTACCTGATGAGTCTTATATGAAGGAAGTTGCGGCAATCGATCCATTCCACCAATACGTTAGTAATGGCGGCAATGTTTTGGGAGCCTCGATGTATATAGCAAAAGCGTGGCTTGGTGCTGTCAGTCTGGTGTTTATCGGAGCTGATTTTGCGTTTTCCAATCGGGACAAGGTCAAGTTTCACTACTGGGATTCTCAATATGACGCGAACATAGGTCAAACTATTCGTGTGGTCGATATATGGGGTAATACAGTAAAAACTTGGGGTTCTTATTATAATTTTAAGCTCTGGTTTGATTATGTTTCACAGGTTTGCCCTGGTATTTACATCAATGCAACCGAAGGTGGAACTTTTGGAGCATATAGAGAAGGCAATATCATGTCGGTATTGCAGATGGATCTCGAAAGTGTTTTCAACATGCATTCGATGAGTGATAAACTGAAATATCGTGTCGATGAACCCCAAGCGGATCTCATGGGCAAAGATGTTATTCTTTTTTAAGGAGAGAAAACGTGGCTTACACTGTAACAGTTCTAAATAGTACAGTTCACGGCAATGAAAGAGTGATCCGTTACAACATCCTTGCCGATGCGACAACCCAAACCGTAGCAACCGGATTGGGCAACATCACAGATTTGCGCGTCACAAATAAGAGTGCAACATCTGGACTAGGCAAGTTCAAGGCAAACGTCACAGCATCTGGTGTGGCAGCACCAGGATCCTTTGGCATGAGCGCAATTGTCAGTGGTGACGAGTATTATGTCACAGTTTACGGTGTGTAAACATGTCGACCATCTCACCTGTAAAGGTGTTCACAAAATCACTGGCATCTGCCACAACTGCCGTTACGTTTAATATTGGTGGTGGATATAAAGCCTACCAAATTAAGCTTCCAAGCATGGCAAGTGGTGGTGATGTGCGCTTTGCTGTATCGGATGATGAAGGGACGACATACCGCACCTTGTATCATGCTCCTACTGCGGCAACGGCAGCGCCAACAGTGGTCAATATTCCTTCAAGTGTTTCTAACGCGATTGTTGGGGTTCCACCGCTCGGTCAGCACTTCCAAGTGTATTTGACATCAGCGACAACCGCAGCATCGTATATTTTCAGCGTCATAGGCATAGCATAAGGGTACAGCATGGATTCGATGGTCAAGGTTCATAACCGCAACGAGTACGATTTTACCGAGCTTTTTCGTGGTCAGCCGATCTTTATCAAGGCCAAGGGCTTTATAAAAATGGACTACGAGGACGCCAACAGGTTCATGGGACAGATGCCGGAATTCAAACGGCTTAAGGATGGTACGCAGGATCCACGGTCATTTAAATGGCTGGAGATGGACAAGGATGATCGTCGCAGGGTTGAACTTGCACTGAGAAACGAATCCGAAGAAAAGGCAAAGCGTGTGTTTGTGTGTCATGCTTGCGGCAAGGAATTTGACGACAAAAAGACACTGGCAAAACATGCAAAAGAGCATGAGAATATGCTCGTCAAGGATGAATCCGACAAGGAGTAGTCATGAAGGTATCAGGACAGTGGTGGATGACTCTCTATGGAGCACCAGGAGAGATAAAAGAGCAGCGTCACGGTCACAATGTGGTTGTGACTACAGGACATCAGTTTCTTGCTGATTTTCTGGCAAGTGCAGCAGCAGCAGCATCGACATTCACGATGCGATATGTTGCAATCGGCAGTGATTCGACAGCTGAGGCAGCATCGAATACAGCGCTTGGAACCGAACTGGCAAGGGTTTCAGCTACAGTTTCAGCAGCAACGGCAATCTACCGGCTAACCGCAACTTATGCGTCCGGAATTGGCACAGGTAATATATACGAGTATGGTGTTTTTTCGACTATTACAT